ATGCCGGCTTACCAGCAAGTCCTCTGGGGCTTCCCTCGCGGCGAGTTCGTGGCATCCCCCGACAGCGACGGCGACTTCTACAACTCACCTGGCAAGTACGGGGAATACAAGACCGACCAGCTCAGTGTGTTCGTCAAGAACCGCCGCACCTGGTCGCCTTATGGGTTCTCGCCCGTCGAGGAAGCCATCCCAGCCGCAACGCTCTACCTCGACCGCCAGGCGTGGATGAGGGCTGAGTATCAGTTCGGCTCTACGCCTATGACGTGGATGAAGACGAACTCGATGGAACTCACCCTCGACAAGTTGGCAGGCTACGAGCGCGTCCTCAACGACCGCCTCACCGGATCTACAGCCGAGCGCCACCGTATCAAGGTGCTCCCTGACGGCTTCGACCCCGTAGAGACCCGAAGCCAGGACGAGAAGTTCAAGCCCGACTACGACGAGTTCATCATCAAGCGTGTTGCCGCCATCTTCGGCGTGTCGCCGTCGGCTCTCGGTGTCATCGCTCGCGCCGGCCTCGGTGGTGGCAAGGGTCAGATGGAAGGCGAGGCGCAGTCCTCCGAGACCGTCTCCACGCGCCCGATGGAGAACTACATCGTCGATGTCATCAACTCCCTCTCGCGCCGCTACCTCGACGCAGACCTGAACGTCACGTTCGTCATGCAAGACCGCCAGAACGCCATCACCGCTAAAGATCAGGCCGAAGCCCTGCAGGTGGCGCTGTTCTCCGGTCAGAAAACCCTCAACGACGTACAGGGCGAACTGGGCCAGGCGCTCTACGATATGCCCGAAGCCGACGAGCCCTTCATCGTCGCCGGCAACGCCATCCAGTTCCTCAAGGGCCTGCTCACCACCGACAGCACCGGCGAAACCGTTGGACAGATTGGACAGCCAGATGTCACTGCAGAAAGCGGCGAAGGTCAAACTAGCCAAGACGCGCAAGACACGAATCAAGAAGGCGCGAACCAAAGCGGGCCGAAGGAAACTGACCTAAAGGCGCAGGAAGCCAAAGCCTTCGCCAAGTTCGCCACTAAGCCTCGCGCCCGTGCCTTCGAGTTCAAGTACCACACGCCCGAAGAGGCTGAGCTCCTGAAAGCGCAGATAAGCGATACCCCAAAAGGTTTGACTACTAAGGCCGCTAAGGAAGACCTGCCGAACTACCCTGCCATAAAGCGACTGGCTGAGAAGCACCGCAAGGCGCTGACTGCCGCCCTCGCTGGCGCAGTCTCCGGCGTATCGGCTGCCATCGACCAAGCCCTGCGCAACGTGCCCCAAGACGCAAGCCCCGAGCTCGTCCAAGCGGCAGTGCAGGGAGCAGTCCTAGCGAACGTCAAGGTCGCCCCAACCGAGCCCGAGCAAGTCCTACGCCTCATCTACCAGGGCGCAGTCTCGCAGGGCTCGCAGGCCGCTAGTGCCGACGTTGGCGCTGAGGCAGTGCTCGGGCCTCGTGTCCAGCAGATGCTCAACCAAGTCGGCATCCGCATCAAGGGCATCAACGACACCACGCTCGCACGGATCCAGACGGCTCTGCGCGACGGTATCGCGAATAACCTGAGCGCCCACGACATCGGCACGGTCATCGGGCAGATAGTGGACAACCCGACGCGCGGAGACATCATCGCCTCAACCGAAGCGAACCGCGCCTACAACGTCGCCGCCCTCGACACCTACCAAGCAAGCGGAGCGACGGGCTGGAACTGGGTCGCCTACGACACCGCCTGCCCCGAGTGCCTAAACCTAGAGAGCGCCAACCCTCACTCGTTTGACGAGGAACTAACACCCCCAGACCACCCGAACTGTATGTGTACGGTTGAAGCGGTCACGGATTAACGGAGAAACATGACCGACACCATCAAGTCCATCTACCTCGGCAACCTGACCGCCAAGCGTGGCCCCGACGGGTTCATGTATGTCAAGGGACTGGCATCTGACGACACCCTCGACCTCGACCAGCAAATCTGCGACCCCGAGTGGCTCAAGTCTGCGTTGCCAGACTGGTTCGCATTGGGCAACATTCGAGAGATGCACCAGAGCAAGGCCATCGGTAAGGCTACCGAAATGGAACAGACGGGCTCTGGCTTCGTTGTCACGGCTAAAATCGTGGACGAGCAAGCCGCCAAGATGGTCGAAGAAGGCATCTACACGGGCTTTTCCATCGGCATCAAAAACGCACGAGTTATCAAGGACAACAAAGCGCCTGGCGGAAGAATCTGCTCGGGGTCTGTCGTCGAACTCAGCCTGGTGGACAGACCAGCCAACCCGTCGTGCAGTATCGAAATCGCCAAGTCAGTAGACGGCGTACTAGTGAAAGGGTCAGCCGTGACCGAGATTGAAAAGGCTGAAAGCCCAGCGCTGAACGCCGAAGCCGTAATGACCGAGGAGCCAGGAGTGCGCGAGAACGTGCTCAACCGCGACGAGCCTGCCTTCTGTCGCGCCTGCTCCGGCACTGGCAAGAAGACCAACGTTGAGGGCAACACCCAAGAGACCGACTGCGACGTGTGCGGTGGTACTGGACACCAGCCCGAAGGCCGCGAGGAGTTCATGGAGCCCGAGCGCGTCTCAACCCCCGTGTCGCTCGACAACCGCGACATGAAGGACGCAGAGCCCGAACTCGCCAAGAAGGACTACAGCGACGCAGAACGCGCTGACATGGCTGAGGCTGGTCAGGCGCTCCCTGGCGGCGGCTTCCCCATCAAGACCGTGAAGGACTTGCGCAACGCCATCCAGAGCATCGGACGCGCCAAAGACCCAGCCCAGGCGAAGGCCCACATCAAGACCCGTGCGAAGGCGCTGGGCCGTGAGGACTTGATTCCTGACAACTGGAAGGGCGCAGACGCTGAGTTGGTCAAGGCCGACGACATGAAGCACGACGCGGCTGACCTCGCAGCAATCCGCAACGGCCTCATCGCCACCATCAAGGCTGAACTCGACGAGATGGTCGCAGGCGACGAGAACGAAATCTGCGACGTGCGCGAACTGCTCACGACCCTCGAACTATTTCTCTGCTGGTGGACTGACGAAGCCTCAGAGAACGAAACCGAAGCCCCATTCACCGGATGGGATGAAGAGAAAGAAGGCGACACGATGGCCTACATCGGTCTCGGCGTATCAGCCGACCTCATCAAGAACGCAAGCGCAGAAACGGCGACCCCCGAGGTCAAGGACGAACTGCGCTCCGAAATCGTCAAGGCGCTGGGCCTTGAAGAAGTCATGACGGCTAAGGCTGAATTGAGCAAGGCGACAGAGGAGATTGAACTCCTAAAGGCCGCGCTCGACGAAGTGAAGTCAATGGCTGCACCTGGGGGGCCGGCACTCCGCGCCACCCGTGAACAGACCAGCAAGTCAGCCGCAGTGTTGGCCCGTGAGGTAGAAGCGCAGCGCTACCGCGCCCTCGCCGCACA